TCACTGGGCTCGTTCTCATCAATCAGCATTGGTGTTGGGACAAGTGGATCAGTCTGGAAATCACTCCAGAAATCCGTTGGGCCGCCGCCGTACTCAGCAAATGGATCAAGCCTGACGAACAGGGGATACACATTGATGCGATTCGGAGGTTGACAAACATACCTTAGCAGGTCTCCACTCCGGTACACCAAACCCCGGGATCGGCTTGTCGCTTGGTCCCGGGGGCCGGAGTGTTTTCGCCCACTGCACTGTCCATCAAGGAACGAGCAAGTGAAGACGAAAACGGAATCGGCCCTACTGCAAACTTACTGGGATGTAGAAGCTCTGGTCCACAGTGTCACTCATGCTTTCCTTCGCCAAAAGCACATGTGCGAAAGTGAATATGAGGAATGGTACGGCGAAGCCTGCATGGCCTTCACCACCGCTCATCGAAGCTTCGACTTGGGACGGGGCACCAGATTCACGACCTGGCTTTGGCACTGCATCTGGAACGCTCTCTCGGACAAATATCGACGAGAAGCTCAGCATTGGGCAACTGTCCATCTCGACGACCGGATGGCAAACGGGATAGTCGACAAGCGGAGTCCTCCAGGCGGAAGGAGCATCGACTTTTGCTTGCTGTCACAGGATGCCAAGGTGGTGGTCGAGATTATACTCGGCACGTTCGGCCACGTCGATGAGAAGGAAGCAAACCCCGGAGAGATTCGCCTGGCTCTCTACGCCCTGCTCAGCAGCATGGGCTGGTCGGGACGGCGGATCGTCGAGTCGTTTCACGAGATTCGCGTTGCTCTGACAGAATAGGAGAACAAAAGATGAAGGTGGTAATCAACACGTGCTTCGGCGGTTTCGGGCTCAGCGACGAAGCTTACGAAAAGCTCATCGAGTGGGGCATTCCCGTTCGGAAGTACATCGAGCAGAAGCAAGATCCGATCACAAAACTCTATCTACCAGAACACGCCAACAACGGTAAGGTGATCTTCGACAATACGCTCGACGACGATCCGAACCTAGCCTCCGGACGATACTGGGAGACATGGTTAGGAGACGATCGCACTCACCCCCTACTCGTCCGCGTCGTGGAAGAACTGGGAGCCAAGGCCAATGGAATGTATGCCGATCTCAAGGTCGTGGAGGTTCCGATCAACATCAAGTGGCACATCGAGGAATACGACGGGGTAGAACATGTGGACGAGAATCACCGAACTTGGGCATAGCAACGAATGAAAGCCAGTCCCCTAGAATACCAGAAGCAGTCCATTCGTCGGATGGAGAAGTTTTTTCTCGACGGCAAAGGCTGCTTGCTGGCAGACGAAATGGGACTCGGAAAAACTCTCACCTGCCTCTGGTGGTGGGAGCGGCATCCCGAGGCCCGTCCCGGGCTGGTCGTCTGCCCGGCGTCGGCGAAATACGTCTGGGAGCACGAGGCTCTGAACAACCTCGGCATTCGTCCCTATGTCGTCGAGGGAACGCTGCCCCGACCGAGCGTGCTGCGAAAGCTACGTCCGGAGTTGGTGATCGTAAACTACGACGTCTTGTCCTGCTGGCTGCCGTTTCTCAAGCAGTGTAGGTTCCGTACACTGTTCATTGATGAAGCTCACTACTGCAAATCGAGTACAACAAAACGGACGAAGGCAGTTCGGGCGATAGCGAAAGAGATCAAGCACGTGATCGCGATCTCCGGTACACCTTTGATGAACAGGCCGATCGAGTTGTTCTCGTCTCTTCAGATGGTCCGGCCCGACGTGTTTCGGTCCCGCATCGCCTTCGCTCACGAGTACTGCAAACCGAGATGGACGCCGTGGGGGTGGAACTACAACGGAGCTTGCAGGATTCCCGAGCTGCACGACCTGCTGGAGCACGTCTGCATGATCCGACATCTAAAGCGGGACGTGCTGAAGGAACTGCCCGAGAAGACGAGACGGGTGCTCCCGTTGGCCATGTCCGACGAGACGGAGTATCGAGAAGCGACCGATTCGTTTCTGTCGTGGATCGGCAAGACGAACCCGGCCCGGCTGCTCACCGCCAAGCGAGCCGAAACGCTGGTCAAGCTGGGAGAGCTTCGTCGGCTGGCCGCCAGGCTGAAGCTTCGAGCGGCGGTGAACTGGACGAACGAGTGGTTGGAAAGCTATCTAGACGAGAAGATCATCCTGTTCGCTATCCATCGAAAGATGATCGAAGCCCTGGCTCGGCGAGTGCGGGCCAAGTCGATCGTGATCGATGGCTCCGTCGCCGGCAGGCGGCGGAAGGCAGTGGTGGAGCAGTTTCAACGCGATCGGTCCACCCGGGTGTGCATCGGAAACATCAAGGCCATGGGAGTGGCAGTCACGCTGACGGCCTCCTCGACCGCGGCGTTCTGCGAGCTGGACTGGGTGCCTGGCAACATGATGCAGGCCGAGGACAGAATTCACCGGATCGGGCAAACGAAGCCGAGCTGGATCTGGTGGCTGGTGGCGGCCGGAACGATCGAGGAGGATCTGTGCGAGATCCTGGAACGGAAGCAGCGAGTGGTGTCCGGCGTGCTCGACGGCGATGCTTCGACGGACGACCTGGACGTGTACAGACAGTTGATAGAGAGGATTTCTTTGAGAGGAGAAGAGAGATGAGTATAATCCCCAAGCCTCCCGACAATAGGGAGAAGGAAGATTGCACGACGCTGATCGTGTGCGGCGTTCCCGAAACGCTCAAGACGGAGTTCAAGCTGCACTGCGTCCGGAGAGGCTTGTCGATGAGCGAGGTGCTCGTCGAGATGATCCGGCGACTGGTCGAAGGAAGAACGACATGAGTAACACGACGTTTCCCGAGCCCGAGCTGGTGCTGAAACACACGATCTCGTCCGACCGAGGACGAGAGGTCGAAATTCGCATCTACCGCACGCCGGAGGTCTCCACCGCACCCTTGTCGCAGGAGAAAGCATGGCGATGGCACTTCGGATTTCCAGAAACGCTCGTCTCCCATCTCTGTCCGCTGCTGGAATGCAGTCCGTACTGGGACAGCCAGCATTGGGCGGAGCGGGACGGCTGGTGGATCTGGCAAACGTCCGTCATTTGCGAGTCCCCCGAACTGAGAACAGTGCGGGAACTGCTGCTTCGAGAATTGCGATGCGATCTCCACCATCTGAACGAATGCATAGGTTTCTTTCGCAAGCCGATGGAGTCAAAAGATGGATCTGAAACAGCTTCTTGACGAGCACGGCGTTCGATACGCAGAGGGCGGCACGCACGAGCACGTCCGCGAGGGCTGGCTCGGGCTGGACTGTCCCTGGTGCGGCGAGTCGGGAAAATTCCACCTGGGTGTCCATCTCGGCACGCTCCGGGCTTCCTGCTGGCAATGCGGGAGGCGTGATCTGCGGGAAGCCCTGGCCCTGATCACCCGACTGCCGGCCCGGAAGGTGGGAGCCCTCGTCAGAGACCTTCCCAGGGCCCCCAGGACGGCGTCTAAGGTGCCTCTGGCACGAGGCAGGCTGAGAACCCCAGGTGGCCTGGAGCCCCTGTCAGAGCGGCACCAGGAGTGGCTCAGGGGGCGGGGACTGGACCCCGACCAGATGAAGCGTCTCTGGGGGCTGCGGGGGATCGGGCTCTCGGCCCGGATGGCCTGGCGGATCTGGGTACCGGTGCATCTGGACGGCGAGGCAGTCTCGTGGACGACCAGATCGATCGGAAACGTGCCGAAGCGGTGGATCCACGCCCAGCCCGACGAGGAAGTCTGGCCGATCAAGTCTCTGCTGTACGGCTGGGACTACGTGCGAGGCTCGGTCATCGTGGTCGAAGGTCCGTCCGACGTTTGGCGAGTGGGTCCCGGAGCGGCGGCTCTGTTCGGAGTGGTGCCGACCATTCTCCAAATCCGTTTGTTGTCTTCGGTCCCTCGCAGAGTGATCTGCTTCGACCGCGAGCCTCCAGAAGCACAGCGAGCTGCCCGGCATCTGGCCGAGCAATTGCAAGCTTTTCCCGGAGAGACTCTCGTCGTGGAGCTGTCTTCCGCCGACCCGGGTGAGGCGACGGACGAAGAAGTTGCGGAGTTGAGATCGTACCTCGAATAGACAGGAGAATCGAAGATGGGAAACATCTACATCGACAACCGAGGATCGGGAACTACCGGCGGATGCTTAGTCGCGATCCTTTCGCTACTCATACCCGGGCTCGGGCAACTGCTGCTCGGCAGGTTAGGCCGAGCGATCGGCCACTTCATTGCAGCCGTCCTGCTGTGGTTTATACTGCTGGGCTGGATCGTCCACATCTGGTCAGCCGTGGACGCCTCCCGCTGATGAAAAGGCTTTTCCAAATTCTGCTATATGAGTGATGAAATGAAACCTATAACAACCTTTTTCGTGGGATTGGTAGCAGTCCTTTTCGTAGAGTTGGCATTGATAATCGCTCTAGTTCTCGGACTCGTGATCCATGACAAGATCGCTGAAGCCAGAGCGAGGAAAGCGATCCAGGAGTTTCGCCAGGAATTCGCCGAGGACTTGGGAAAGTTCAAGTTGGAAGCTCAGCAAGCTCAGCAAGAAATGGATCTGCTGATGAAGAAAATTTCTCGGAAATCCCGCTAGGTGGATTTTCGGTCTTCACCTATAATAGGGAATGTGTGCTCCGGGCATGGGTAGTGCCCTCGCCCGTCGAGGCCGTGCCGGAGCAGAGAAGAGGCAGCGTTGGATTCTGGTCGAAGAAGTGAGGCACAGAATGATAGCAGTCGCTATCGTTGCTTACAATTCGATGCGAGACCATTCTGTGCCTTTTGGTCTCCAGAATCCTGAACCCGCTCCGGCTGCACACCGGAGCGGGTTTCTTTTTTTGGTACAACCGAAAGGAAAAGCCGATGGGTAGGCGGAAACGACGAAAGAAGAAAGAACAGCTTGATAGCGACTGCCTGAAGATTCTCAACTCCCTGGCAAAGGACTGGCTGCGAGAGTCCGGGCTCATGTCCAAGCTGGCTGCTCGCGGGCTCACGGAAGAAAAAGCAGTGGAGTTGGTCACACAGTTGATTATCAATCGCGTATTGGTCGTCGAGATGCAGGAAGACGGAAGCGATGGTTTCTACTACAAGGTACGAATGACGGACAAGTTTCAGAAGCAGAATCCCGATCTGCTTGAACACTTCAAAATGCTCGAAGCGAGCAAGCAAAATTGAAAAAGGAACAGTCATGAGACGAGATGCAATCGGCGAACCACCGTCCGCAGAAGAGAGACACGAAAGGGGATTCAACGGGGTCTACATCCCGTGGCACGTGTTCAAGTTGATCGAGCACAGGAAGCTGAAGGCGATCGACGTTTTGATGCTATGCACGATTCATTCACTGTGCCACAATGGTCGGGGATGCTTCGCGTCGAACGACTATCTAGGCAACTGCATCGGAGTGAGCGGAAAGCGTGCCAGCGAGATTATATCAAAACTGCGGCAGTTAAACCTCGTCATAATCACCGCCTATGACGGAAGACGACGGACGCTGCAGGTGATCTACAACATGAACCCGGCGGAGCTGCAGCGAGAGACTCCCGGAAAACGGGGAGTCTGCTTCCGAGAGACTCCCGAAAAACGAGGAATCAGAAACCCAGAAAACGGGGAGTCTGAACCCCCGGAAACCGGGACGGATATTAGAAGGGTAGATTCTTCAGAAATAGATATAGATCATAAGTCTATGTCCGAGGGAAAACCCTCGGACCGACAGATCGAAGTTCAGCCTTTTTCTGACGAAGGAAACCAACCAGCTTCACCGTCGTCAGAAGGCAACAACATGCCTCGCCGAGGAAGACCGAAGAAGCGTCCGTCGGAGTGGGACGAACGAGCGGCTCAGGAGTTTGCCAAAGTCGTAAGTTCTCACCGCAAGGTTCAGAAGAACAGCGACCTTCGTCGGTGGGCCAACGTCTTCCGCCAGATGAGAGAAGTGGACAAGACGCCGGAGGAAGAAATCCGCAAGATGATCGTGTGGTACAGAAAGCACATCGGAGAAGAGTACGTACCAGAGGCATATTCAGCCGCCGCGTTTCGGGAAAAGTTCAACGAGGGAAAGTTCGCGTCGGCTATGCGTCGTTCGCAGAACGGATCCGCTACGAACGGACGAAAACGTCTCACTCGCGAGAACATGTGGGACGAGCCGTCGAACGTCCTTCCCGGCGGGATCTTGAAAGTCGAGATCGGCCAGGACGGGCGAGAGTACGATGGGCGTCTTTTGCACAAGGTTCGTCGCCGCGTGCTGGAGAGGTTCGGTCGGGGGCTGCCTTTGCCGGAAGAATTGAAACAGGTGCTCGAAGAGGACTTTCCGGAGGTGGAAGATTTGGCAGTCTCGATAATAGGACGTGTGGGATAGTGGGATAGGAGGCTGGATGGAGAAGTTTTAGGCGTCTTGCTCGCGTGACAGGTGGTAGGTTTGTCTGGCATGTATTTGAATCGACGGAGGTTGGGAAATGAGCAGAGAACAGAATGCTCTGAAGCGGGAAATCGAAGAAGAGCTGGACGAGATGCGACGGAGACGAGAGCGAGCACAAGAGAAAAAAAAAGTGGACGATTGGGAAATCTTTGCCGGCTGGGATGAAGATGTCGAAGATGAGAATGAATTCTCCGACGACGGCTGGGAAGATGAAGACGATGATGACGAAGACGAGCGAGAGTACGATCCCTTGTTCGCATCTGATTGTGACAAGTTTTGGGATGAGTATAGAGATAGAGATTGTCGATATCCGATCGAAGACGTGCGTCAGGCTCGAGAGCTGTTGTGGGGGAAAGGTAGGTCTGCTGAGGCTTAGCTGATGAAAGCAAGTATGTATGAAGACTGTTCGCTACAGCGGAAACGACGCTCGGCGGGTGCTGGTCGGCATGGTCACCGATCGCACGGTTTGTGCAAGGATTTCTTCGCGGTGGACTCCGGAAGGATTGTTTGCCTGCCGGTGGGAGAACATGGTCGGCATGTGGTGCGTGAAGCATTTTGTTCGCTATGGTCAGCCGGTTGGTCGGGCCGTCGAGGCGATGTTCCAGCAGTGGGCCGAAAAGCGGACCGACGAGGAGACGATCCGACTGGCCGAGCAGTTCTTGAATGCTCTCAGCGATGAGTACGAACGGGAGGACAAGCTGGCCTCGGATTACGTGCTCGATCTCGCTGGGCGGCATTTCAATGCCGTCCGGATGAAACGTCTCATGGAAGAGGTAGAAACGGATCTGGAGTTGGGCCAGGTGGAGGATGCTGGAGAGCGGCTTCAGTCGTTTCTCCGCGTGGAGTTGGGGCTTGGCTCTGTCTGCTTCCCGTCTCAGGAGTTCGAGCTGTGGGTGGATGCCTTCGACCTTGAGCAGTCTCGTCCGCTGATCGAGTTCCCGAACCCGTTCGGCGAGTTCGTCGGTGATGTGTTCTCGCGAGATTCGTTCGTGTCGATCACCGGAGCATTCGGGCGAGGAAAATCATGGTGGTTGCAGGACATCGCTTTTCGAGCCGTTCGGCAGAAGCGACGCGTCTTGCTGGTTGATTGTGGAGACATGACTCGTCGTCAGGTGCTCAGAAGGATGGGGCAGCGGGCTGCTCGACGTCCGAAGCGAACGATGGACGTAAAGTGGCCGGTCCGCTTCGAGACAGTTGAAGCGGGTCCGATAATAGAGAAGAGGAAGTTGGAGGCGGTGGATGCGAGGCAAGCATGGCGGGCGTGGAGTCGATTGGATCGGGTCGGGAGGTTTCGCTTGATGGTGCATTCGTCTGGGTCGTTGTCGGCCGAGCAGCTCGCCTCTCATGTTGCGAGCGGAGAGCGGGAGGGTTGGGTGCCGGATGTCATCGTATTGGACTATGCGGATCTTCTTGCTCTCCCTCCCGGAATGGAAAAGCGCGAGGGAATTGACGAGACGTG